TATCATAAATGACTACAATATGTTTAAATCTGGCTTTCAACTGCTCTAGAACAGAGTCTGTAACAAATAGGTTTTCACTATTTGGAGCAATCGCTGGGATACCAAATTCATACAAACACATGCAATCTTTCATTGACTTAGTTATCACAAGAAGATTACCCTTTTTAGGTAAAGTTTCAAAACCTTGCAACTTCTTCGCGGGCCAGTTAGTTAAGAAGCGAATACCTTTCTCCTTATTACGAGGATAATATATTCGCCATAACTCATTCCCATCCATTTTACCTCCATAATAGCCAAAAGCCATATCTGGATACTTAATAAGTGAGAATAAATTATCGTTAAGAAACACGGCTCGGCAGGAAAATACCTTAAACTTTTTTAAAGTCTTTTCTGAAATTCCATACTGCATCCACCATTCTTTTTCTGCTGGAGTAAACTCTTGCATCTGAATTTGAATTTTGGACATACCGGAATCTTCATACTTCTTAACGTTCTTAACAACAGTGCCAGCGTTCTTTGTAAGATTATTATAGTGTTTTAACCCAAAGTCATTAGCAATGATTTTCAGTGCAGAATAAAAATCTACACTATACATTTCCATAACTAAAGAAAAACAACTATAAAATTCACCAGTAGCAAAATCATGTAAGTATAGATCACCTTTGCCATTACGATAAAATCCACAAGTTGGTCTGTTATCTTTTCTAAGTCGACTACAAATCAATTTCTTGGAGATTTCTCTAATTCCTAGATAATAGCAAAAGATTTCTTCTTCGGAGACTTTAGTTAAGATAAATTCCTTAGTTACATTTTCATTAAATTCAAACTTAAACATAACTAAGTTTTACTTAACTATTACAGTTCGTTCAGCAAACTATTAAGTTCACCTTCAGTCTTGGCGTCGATAGCCTCGGCTGCAGATGCCTCAGCAGGTGCTGGAGTTGGACGAGCATTCTCAAACTCAACACGCTTCTTGTCCTCACTTGGAGTAAAACCAAGATCATCCTTCATAGAAAGGAAGTTGTTGTTGATGTAAGCCTCACCGTCCTTGTTGACAGCAGCATAGAAAGGAAGAGAAGCATAAGTCACACCCTCATTGGTACGACCACCAAGTTTCAGATAGCACTCAACACCCTTCTTCTCATTTGCCAGCTTAGCAACCATAGCGGCCACATCATTAAAGCTCTTTGCCTGGCCGACAACCTTCTTCAGCTTAGCGAAACCATCAGGATTCAGAACACCAAGAAGGTGAGCAAAGAACATCATAGCGCGATCAGCATTGGATGGCATCTCTCCACCCCAGTTATTAGGCTGACGCTCTACATCACGACCAGAAGTTCCAGGAAGGAAGAGATTCTCCTCATAGAAACCATTCTGATTTTCCCAACGTACATTAAGCACGTCATAGTCGGTACCATTCTTCTCAGAATGAATTTGTGTCAGCTTAGCCTCAACAAATTTTACCTTATTAATGGAATATGCTCTGAGTCTTTTATCAGAAGCTACACCACTAGCGTTTGCAAGTGAACCAAAATTAAAATTACTCATAATCCTAATTAAAACATTATTATTAACTAATTATCTAATCAATTACACACCCATGCCATTTAGCAAAGATTCAAACATGGAACCATCAACCTCTCCGCCTTCGTCTTCTGTTGGAATATCATCGCTCAAATTGTCTAGATTTACATCAAGACCTTCTGGAAGCGGAACATTTGCTGCAACAGCTTCATCATCGTCAGGCAGGTCTGGAGTCTTCTCACCACGAAGAATGAAAGTTCCACTATCATCCGGGTTAGCCTCCAACTCAAAGATAGTACCATATGCGGCTAAAGCCTCATTATTAGCACCTCTGCAAGCCACAGTGAAGGACTTAGTTAAACGATTTCCAGACTTACACTTAAAGGCTTCATCAGTGCCTAAGACAGGAGTAATCACTCCATCAATCTTACGCATCTTAATATTAAGTTTAGCCTCTGGTTCAACACCCATCAACTCAACAGCAGCTGTATTCAAAGTATATTTATTGTCACTAAGAATCAGTTGAGGAGTACTAGACTCTTCTGTTTTCTTCTTACGAGTTGTGGTCTTCTTTGCTGCCGGAGCTGAGAAATCTCTAATCTCACCAGTCTCCGAATTTACTGCAACGAACTTACCTTGTTCGTCGTCAAAACATAACTTGTAATCAATCAACATAATTATTCACCACTTTCAAATTTATTAATGGTATCTATGACCAATTTCATATTTGGCTCAATGTATTTATCTGTGAAACATCCTGCAACAGAACGACAAGTATCGTTACCATTTGTTTTAGTTCTAATTCTATACTGAACCTCTTCGTTCTCATCAACATACTTGTCTGTGTATAGAATATAACTGAATAAACCATCAAGATTAACTGTCTTGTCCAGCATCTTTCCTGATGTATACAATTTCCAGAATGGTTCAATATCTGTACCGTCATTTACGATATGAGAAATCATAACAACGGTCAGATCATCTCTCAAATTCTGAGCATTGTTGATAATGTCATAATAATTCTTTGCCTGACGAGTAAATTTCTCATAACCCTTCTCTTCTGCGCTATTCATAATTTCATTACTTAACAAGTAATTCAAATCATCAATAACAACAGTCTTAATATCAGGTCTTGTCTGAGAAACTACCTTTAAGATTTTAGCAATCTTAGTGTAGTCATTACTTACAAGCCAGTTTCCTTTTAACTGCCCATCCTCAACAGATACTTTAATATATTTCTTTCTAAATCCTGGAATTTGTAATTGCTTATTCGTGCAACTAACGATAAATGTCTCTGATGGCTCAAGATATTTAAGCGAAGTACTCTTTCCAGTATTAGATAAACCTGCTAAACAGATTACATTGCTCATTATAGGATAAATTTAAAAGTTGTACCTTCATTCTCTTTATCTTCTTCTTCTTTTGTATCTACATTATTTTCACTTTGTGGTTTTAGTATATATGTAGGAGATGTATATTTCGAATAGTCATTTATTTCCTCTGGTCTTGGTAATTCTTTCCAATATCCCATTCTACCAAAGAAATTTACAGCTATTTCAACACTAGATACACCGTCTCTAGCCTTCTGAACAGTAATAGTTCTAAAGCTATCTTCTAATTGGTCAATCTTATAATGATTATAATTTGCCAGCTTTTCTCGGTGTGGATTAAAGATTGATATTGCAACTTCACAATCCTGTGCTGGATTACCTGAATCTTTAATATCATTAAGGTTCAAGTTATTAAGTCCTTGCTTCCTTCGTTCAATATCACCAGCAGACCTATTAATCTGCATAATAACTACCGGACTAATTCCACAAGCGTTTCTAAATTGAACTAATGTTCTAGAAACAGCATCAATCTCGCTCTTTAATTTGTCGGCGGCTGCTTTGACAAGACCTATATGGTCAATAACTACAGTATGTACAAGTTCTGGATTATTCGGAGTAAAGGAAATCTCTGCATCCTCTCCCGAACCAACAACTGTCAGCTTACCTGTTTTCTTAATCTCCACAATAAGTTTATTCTGAAGATAAGAAGCATTACAAGTCTTATCATAAATTTTAACGACCCTTCTAACCTTTTCAAGCCAAGGTCTACACTCCTTTATAATTTCATAATACGAATCACAAAGTCTGTAATTTTTCTTTCTAGAGAAAATCTCTTTTGGAGAAATCTCTATTCCGTAAGTATCAAAGATGTAAAGACTTAGTAATCGAGCATAGATAGTCTTCTTAGACATCTCAAGTGAGAAATAAGTACATTTGTACATATCATCATCAAGATGTTCCATCAGAGGACGATATACATATGAATACAATGCTAAACTGGATTTACCATTACCAGTTCCAGCAAAGATCAAAGTATATACAGATGGACAAACTCCATCTATAATACCTTCTAACTTTGGTAATCCCATGCTGATTCCTTGATTCTTTCCTTCTCTACCTCTATCAACTTCAGCAAAGAAATCATCAAGTTCGTCAATCATAACATCTTAACTGCGTTAAAGTTAATGTTAGCTATATCACCATTACGCAAAGCTTCTAACTCATTCCAACGTCTATCAATTACAAAACTGGCTAAGGAAAATTGTATAAATTGTGTGTTATTCTTAGCCCATTCAACCAGTTCAAGAATCTTAGCGTGAGTTTCTGGATTCCAGTTAATGGCTTTTCCATAAGCTCTGTAAAAATCCTCCGGAGAATCAAATTTCTTAGAAATACCTCTCAACGAAACGGTTGCTCCGTTAATGTTACCAAACATCGGATACGCTTCATAAAGTTCTTGTCCCATTTCAAAAGATTCCTTATGAAAACCTTTAATAAAGGTCTTATTAAATGGAATTTCTACAGGATTGAAACTTTCTCCTTTTGCTGGGATTTTGTAACTTTTCAGTATAATACCTTTATCTTGTAACTTAACTAGAACGTCGCGGAAGTTTCCCCTATCTTCTTCGGGAATTGTTAAATAACGATATAGGTAACTATCGTCTTCTTCTGCAGCTAATAAGAGTACACGAATGACAAAAAGTTCATTTGGATTTAGGTGATACTTATTCAGAATCCCTAATTCCACATCAATCGTACTATTCAAAATTCAGAATTGATATTAAGTTAACCAATTCTGTAGAAGTTTTATACCTCTTTCGAGGGGTTAGGTACTACATAGGAAGATAAAAATTCTTGTGCCAATTCATCTTGGCGAGACATCATTTTTTGGATATTGTATGTGTATCCAGCACAATCAGTGATTGTTGGTGTTGTGT